AATAAAAGACATTTCGCTATCTCACCGAATAGTTATTTGTGATAGCTTAAGATCCAGGAGACCTGACTAATGGCCGAACAAACATTTAGATCACCCGGTTTTTTCGAACGTGAGATCGATGCATCTCAAAGACAGACAGAAATCGTGGGAATTCCCGCAGGCGTTGTAGGTACCGCCGAAAAAGGTCCTGCATTCATCCCTGTCACAGTTGGAAGCACAGCTGATTTTATCAATAAATTCGGAGCGGTAGATCCAGAGAGATTTGGACCCTATGCCGTAGAAGCATTTCTTGCTAATAGAACAGCGCTAACGTTCGTAAGAGTACTCGGTGCCGGTGCAAATGAGACGACAACAGATATTCAAAGCACGCAAAACACAGGATTAGTAAAGAACGCAGGATTTAAAATAGATCCTAAGGAAAATACTTTTCACTCTGCTTCAGACGGAGCAGTGCAGTTTTTGGTTGCTAGACACCACGTGTCATCATCTACAGACTTCTCTTACCCTATATTCAATGATAACCCTTCCTTCGATCTCAGTGAGACTGGGGATACTGCAGACCTTGTCCGCGCGGTTATCCTAACAGCAACTGGTTCAAGAATACAGGTGCTTAATATTGGAGAAACATGGGGCAACCATCTAGATCAGAATGCTGATTTAGAAAGTACTAATTTCACATTTGCGTTAGCGATATCATCGTCTGCAGGTGCGGAGTATACTAGCAAGTTTAAAGACGTCGCTGGTGTAGGGGTTAACATCCTTACTGCATCGCTTAACCCAACACATCAATCATACATCACAAATATATTGAATACAGATCCATTGAAGTTTGAAGAGGAAAAGCACTTGCTTTACCTTGACTTCGCAGTTGAAGATGAAATTGCTTCTGTGGATTATCTTGCTGAACCAGGTATATCAATACTTTCTGGTTCATCAGTATCAATGGCTGCTGCATTATCAGGCGAAAACGCGAAAGCGCTCAGCGCATTTGGTAGATTCGATACTCGGTACACGACGCCACAAACCCCTGTGATAATATCGCAACCATACGGTCGCAAAGAGCATGACTTGTTCCACTTTGAGACGCTGTCTGATGGCGCTTGGGGTAATGATCAAGTTAAGACTACTATTGCTAATATAAAGGCATCAACAAACGACAACTATCCTTATCCTTCATTCGAAGTACAAGTTAGACGTTTTAGCGATTCTGATTTAAATCCTGAAGTGCTTGAATCATTCCCAGGATGTGTATTAGACCCTGAATCAACAAACTTCGTTGGAAGAAAAGTTGGAGATTACAAAGCACATTATAACTTTGATTCAACTACCGCAGCTGAGAAAAGAATTATTGTTACAGGTCGTTATCCTAACATCTCAAACTTTATAAGAGTTGTTATTGACGATAGCATCTATAATAAGGAGGTTCCGACAAACGCATGTCCGTTTGGATTTAAGGGAGTTCCCGTAATAAAGACTTCAGATGCTCTTACTGACCGCTTACATTCTGCTCTTACAGTAAATGGGGTCCAGTACGGTAACACAGGTAACCAAAGAATGTGGGGTGCTGATGAGGTTGGTACTCGGTTTGCATTAACTGGCTCAATAGTTCCTCCTCTTCCTTTACGTTATAAGTTGACTCGTGGACAGTCTAAAGACGGATGGTTCTCAGGCTTTCCTGGTGAAAAAGAAATTGTTGATAGACGACTTAATTGGGGCGTTAAGTTTGAAAGGTGTCCTGAAACAGGAAGTCTTGCAAACGCAAACAAAGACGTCAATGCATCAAGCGTTGCAAACCCAATATTAACTGCTTACTCAAAGTTTCAAGGTCTTTCGAAAATTAGCACCTTGATAACAGGCTCCGGCGCTAATCATTTTGGAGCGAATAAGTTTACTCTTGCAAGAGTTGCTCTTGTTGGAACAGGCTCCACAACCGCGCAACTGCTCAACTTTCTTACAGGCTCAGCTCAAGAACATATTCTCGAAGCTGCGTACATTAGAAATGGAGTGCCAGACTCTAAGAATTACACAATCATGGATCCAGATTTAGCTGGTTATGGTCGAGTTACTCTTGCTACATTGGTCCAGAGTTCTTCTGTTAAGTTTAACCGATTTACTTCATTCACTGCTTTTAACATTCCGTTTTTCGGTGGATTCGATGGTGTTAATATCCTTGATAAGGATATGTACTACATGAATGATAGGGCTTCTTCAACAGATGACTCGTCAAGTGTCGGAGGTATGAGAGGAAAAGCTTCTTCAGGATTTAGCGCTAGCACAATCGGTTTATCTTCCAACCCAGCAGGGACAGGAAGAAATAATAACAACATTGCATCTTATAAAGAGGCAACAACGATTATAACAGATCCAATGTCTACAAGAGTAAATATTCTTGCGATTCCAGGAATAAGAGACGCTTTTGTAACAGACTGGGCTGCTGAAAAGACCAAAGAGTACTCGATGGCCATCTATTTAATGGACATTCCTTCCTACTCTGAGGATCAAGCTAGACTATTCTTAACAGAAGATAGGTCTGTCCCATACTCTGCATCTATTGCATGGCCTGATGTTAGAGAAACATCTGAAAAGTTTGAGTCAAGAGTATTCGACAACAACTACACTGCAACATACTTTCCAGATGTATATGTCACTGACTCTGCCACTGGATCGAAAGTAAGGGTTCCACCTTCTGTAGCAGCTATAGGAGCATTGGCTTACAATGACTCTGTAGCTTATCCGTGGTTTGCTCCGGCAGGCTTTAATAGAGGTGGATTGGATAAGGTTAGTAACACTGACATCCGCCTTACAGCGGGTGACAGAGACGCTCTATACGATGCAAGAATTAATCCAATTGCAAACTTTGCAGATGGTAGCTTTGTAATATTCGGTCAGAAGACTTGTCAATTAGCACAATCATCGCTGGATAGAGTAAACGTTAGAAGAATGTTATTAGAATTAAAGCGTCAAGTTGTTAATGTCGCTGATAGGCTCTTATTCGAGCCTAACACCACAGCAACAAGAGCTCGCTTTGTTAACTCAGTTACTCCATTACTCTCAACGATTCAATCACAACAAGGTATCGAATCATTCAAGGTAGTAATGGATGACACAAACAACGCTCAAGAAGATATTGATAATAATAGACTAAACGGGCGAATTGTTGTAGTACCAACTAGGGCGATTGAGTTTATTGCTATAGATTTTGTGATAACAAACAGTGGCGTAGACTTTCAATAGTATAGTTAAGAAATGAAACAGGAGATAATCACAAATGGCTGAACTTACCTTTAAGAGTCCGGGAGTGTCTACCAGAGAAATCGATCTCTCCGGTCCTACTCAATCGGGTCCGAGCGGGATTCCCGCAGGCGTCATTGGCACCGCGAAACAAGGTAGAGCGTTTGTCCCAATTACCGTCGCTAATTTTGCTGACTTTATAGCTGAGTTTGGCGACGTTGAGACTGACCTCTTTGCACCTATGGCTATGAGGCAATGGCTGTCGTATGCCAATGCCGGAACGTTTATTAGAACTCTTGGTGTCGGAGACGGCAAAAAAAGAGATTCAAACGGTGCCGTTACTCGCGCTGGTTTTGCTGTGGGATCACAGACAGTACAAGTAAACGGTGTTGTAGGCGCGAACCCATTCGCTGGCTCTACAACCACAAACCCCGGTGCTCTTGGTAGAGCGCACTTCCTTGGTACTATAATGGAGGAAGTAAATAGCTCTGCTCTATTTACGGGTGCAGGTCTAGAGTCAATCCAAACAATTTTACGTGGCGTACTTTTGGCTCCTTCTGGGGTTAACTTGGCGCTTAGCGCTTCAAGAACTGATATCACTAACAACTTGCCACTTGGCGCTCCTACTGCGCTGAATCATGCCGCGGCATTTGATTTTGGTACTGCTGCTGATAAGGATGCAGGATCAACACAAGGTGCTGTCAATGTTGCTGCTGGTCGTCAAGAGTTTGTGTTACTGCAAAACGGTCATTCACATACTGACACTTACCCTACAGTTATTACAGCATCATTTGATCCTGACGCTCCAAATTACTTTGCAAACATCTTAAATAGCGATCCAACAAAGGTTGAGCAAGCCGGTCACGTACTTTATGCTCATTACGATATTCATCCAGTTCTTGCTGTCCCAACTGGATCTACAAAAATGACCGCGGATTATCGTGGCGCTGCATCAAGCGCACAAAGAGTAAAAGAAGGTCAAGCAATTAAAACTGAAGATATTGCGTTTCTTTTAACAGGCTCTCTTTCTCGTAACGCTGGAAGTGCTACTAAGCCTAACTTTGAAGGATTCACTGATAGGTTTAAGGCTGCTAAGTTTCCAACTGTTATATCACAAGAGTTTGGTGGTCAAAACCAAGATTTGTTTACAGTCCATTGTTTAGACGATGGCGCAATAGGCAACACTCGTACAAAGATCTCTATAGAAAATATTATTAAGTCGAATAATGTCAATAATAAATATGGCATGTTTGATTTATTTGTTAGAGACTATAACGATTCAGACGCTTTACCAAAGGTTTTAGAAAGATTTGTTAAGTTGAGTTTAGATCCGAATCATGAAAGATACATCACTAGAGTAATTGGTGACTACAATATCTTTTACGATTTTGATAAGCGAGCAGGTGGACAAAAGCTTGTTGTAGAAGGAAGTTATCCTAATGCGTCAAACTACATCCGGATAACTCCATCAACAGCTGTGGAACGAGGAACAATCCCCGCAACATCATTACCTGTCGGATTTAGAGGAACTCCTCACCTGATTACATCTGGCTCAGGCATTTTTGCTGCGGTTGAAGACGCCGGCGGTACAATCAATGCTAGCTCTGAGGTACCTACACAAATTGTTCAACCTCCGATTCCAATGAGGTCAACAGTTGCTCAAGGTGTTGCTCCAAGAAAAAGGGTTAACACGACATTATATTGGGGTATTCAATCTTCAAAGGTAACAAGCGTAACAGAGCCAAACTCTTCTACAACACTTAATACTTCGATATCGTCATTTGGCACGTACTTTCCAACTTTCCATATGACTCAACGACCAGCAATGGTAGAAGGTAATATAGGTACTTCCGACGCTGGCGGTACAATACTCGACTGTGATAGATTTAATAACAACAAATTCTCTTTAGAGAAGATACAAGTTATTACTACGTCGACAGACAAGGCTGATGCACAGCAATGGGCAGCTGCAAAATACCAAAGAACAGGTGCTGCAGAAGCTACTTTAACAGACATCGACGGTTCATCTTCATCAAGTACTAGACTTCTTAGCGTTGAAAAAGACTTTGGTCTTTCCACAGCACGTCCATTCCTTAAGTTTACTATGATACCGCAAGGCGGGTTTGATGGCTTAGACATTTTTAATGATGATAGGGTTAAGATGACGTCCTCTGCTATATGTAGAGAGATGACTTATGAGAACCAAGGCCTAACTTCTGGCCCGACTGTGGCGGCCTTCCGAAAGGCTCTAGACGTTATGTCTGAAAGAGCTGATGTAGATATTCAATTGTTGGCTATTCCTGGAATTCGTCATAGCGGCGTTACTGACTACGCTATCTCGACTGTAGAAGACCGTTTTGACGCCTTATACATAATGGACTTAGAAGTTGAAGATACCCTTGGTACTGTTGTAACAAGCTCTTTACAAAACGTAAGTGTTACAAATACAGCTTCTACATTCGGCGCTAGGAATCTTGATTCCAGCTTTGCCGCAGCATATTTTCCAGATGTTATCATGGCTGATCCTTCTACCGGAGCTACTACGTCCGCGCCACCTAGCGTTTCAGTCATTGGAGCGTTTGGTCTAAATGATCAAGTTTCTTTCCCATGGTACGCTCCAG